ATATCGACAAAGCTCGCATTCTCCGGGACGGTTACGGTCAGCGGCGCTGGTTTACTTAAAATCTCGTACCTGCCAAACGGATACATAACGTTCACGTCCTGCGCGTGCATGTTCAGGCTGACGATGCTGCCCGTTGGCCATACCAGCGCGGACGTGCCGCGCTGCGCGCGTACCATTGTCGTCACGTCCGCGCCACTTACCTCCGTTACTTTTACAATTTCACACAGCAACGGGTCTGTCTCGGAAGATATGGTCAAATACATGGGCGTGTATGCGCTCACGCCGGACGGGTATGACTTGCTGTTGCCGTCCAGCACGACGGACATGGCCGTGTCTTCCGTGTTTATGCCGCTTTCCAGCGTGCCGCGTATATTGTTGCCGAGCAGATTCATATCATGTCCCTGTCACCGGGAACGGTCCCGGCTCGTCCATGCGCCATACGATCTCAAATTGCAGCGCGTGCATGCCGATAGGCAGCCCGCGAATATCGCTTACGCGCCGGGCCTTCCAGTAATAGCCCGTTATGCCGTCAATGTATATCTCGCCCACAGTGCTGGCTGGTGTGGCCGCCGCGAACGATTGCAGATTCGCTATTAGATCGTTTGCATCATCGCCCTCGCATATGACCTCCATCGTAAATTCAGCCGGTCCCGCCTCGTTATAATAGGTGTAGCCGCCGTCCCTCCCGGGGACATTGACCGTGTCCGTAACACCAACCTTAGCAAACGGCCACTCGCCGCCGATCACGGTTATTCCGTAATCCGCCATGTCTGTGTCATTAAAACTAAATGAGTGCGCCATTACCGCCTCCAATCGTTGGACGCGCCCACGCCCGTAATGCGCTGGCGCAGCTTATCGCCGAGCCGCCGCGCCACCGCGTCCACGTCCATGTTGCTGGAGATGTTTACACCGTTCATGTTCACGGTTATCCCGCCCGCGCCCGCACCCGCAAGCACGCCCATCGTCTCGCCGTGGTTGAATATGCGCCCGCTGGTTGACGGCTGGAACAGTTCCGGCCCGCGCTCACCGACCAGATACGGCGTATTCGCGGCCACCGGGCCGCCAGCGGCCATAGCGCCAAGCGCAGGCATACCGACAAGGCCGCGCACCAAGTCCCCACCCATGACCGGCAACGCCATTATACCGTGCAAAATTTCGCCGAAAGTGGTGGACCAGATACCGGCCACATGCTGCGCCTTTTGCTGTTCGCTCGCAACAAGTTGCTCTGTCGATTGCATCCAAATATCGTTACGCTCGCCCGCCCCCTGCAGTTCGGCGCGTGTAATGTCCGCAATACTAGTGGCAGACGCCGTGACAAGCACGCCCATGCTGTTTAATATCTGTTCTGTTTTTTGCGCGTCCGCGCGCATGAGTTCCTGTATGGCGGCCTCGTTCATGCCCTTGCTTATGGCAATCGCGGCCTCTTCTGCGCTAATATTTTTGTTCAGCATCAACGCGCGCATGTTCGCAAACTCTTTCTCCGTTTCGGCGCGTCCAGCGAAATGCTCAAACCAGGCGCGCGCGCTGGTGTCTGCAGCCTGTTTTTCCGCCTCCGCGCCGTATGCGACACGTTCGCTCAGGCCCATTGCCGCCATTGCCGCCTCGTTGAACGCAATACCTTTGTCGCGCAAATGCTGCGCGTAGCGCTCGCCCATCGCCGCGCTTTTCTGCTCGCTCACCTCAAGATCGTCAAACGCTTTTTTTGTGGCGCTCACCGAATAAGCAATGGCGGCGACACCGGCCACAATCGCAACGCCCGCCGCCACAGGCCATACAATACTCGCCAGTGCACCACTTAACGCGCCAACGCCCGTCGCACCCGCCGCCGTGGCCGCAGCCGTGCCAACACCCGCAATAGCCGGGGCCGCCGATGTCGCCGCGCCAGCAACACCGCCAGCGCCGAGCAGTACGGCTATGGCCTTGAACAGAATCGCAAGGCCCGGCAACGTCATTAATATTGGGCCGAGCGTCAGCATAAATAATCCCAGCGCGCCAACAGACACAATAATGCCGGAAGCAAATTCCTCGTTCTCGCGTATCCATTCGGCCAGACCATCTATCCATGGCTTTAATGTTTCAACCACCTTTTCAAGCACAGGCAACAGTGTGGTCCCGATTTCAACAGACAGCACCTGTAACTCAGCTTTCAGTTGGCGCCAAGCATAACTCGGATCGTTTTTGACGATGTTTTGAAACGCATCATCTACCGCCGTTAGGTTCGTTTTCGTCTCACCTAACACCTTGTTATAAAATTCATTTTGTGATCCGGCAAGGCCGAGCATACCGACCAACCCGCGCACATTGCCGAATAACGCGGCGAACTGCTCGATGCTTTCGCCCTGCGTAAGGTTCAACATTTCCTGCTGCCCGCGCAGCGCCTCCAGTTGTTTTTGTTCGTCCTGTGTTAGTGTTCCTTTAGCCTCTAAGGCGGCTATCTGCTGATTATTCACCGCGATCTGTTGCATTCCCGCATCACTTGAATTTGCCATCGCCTCATTAAGCAAGTCAATAAACCCGCTAAGCCCCTCCGTTTTCAATGCAGTTGCGCTAAAATTCAGGCCTAATGTGTCGGCCAGTTCTGCCGCCTCGCTGGTTGGTGATATCACTGCCGTCATCACCCCGCGCAACGCCGTGACCGCTTCTGCCGTGGATAGGCCGCCTTTAGTGAGCGCGGCAATCGCTGCAAACAATTCATGCGCGCTTACTCCAGCGCCCTTAAATATCGGAGCGATGCGACCCACACTGCTCGCCAAATCGTCAAACCGCGTAATACCGTATTTAATGGTGAGAAATACGTCGTTAAATACTGTGTTCAAGTCCTTGTATTCAATGCCGAATGCACTCGCCACCTGTACGCCCATCTGCAGCGCTGTGGACAAATCTGACTGCCCTGCCGCCGCCGCTTTAGCCGATTCAGCGAGAATCTGCGGCGTTTCGTATTCCGTTGCGCTTGCAGATAACGCCTGATAAGTGGCCTCGACGGCATCGAGCAAATCCAGCCCATACGTTGCCGATACGTCCTTTACGGCCTGGCCGAGCGTATCCAAATCCTGTACGCCAAGCGTACTGACCTCGGCCATCGCACTGCCGAACTCCATCGTGTTTTTTATTCCCAGCGCAAGCGGTGCCGCAATCGCCGCGCCCATCGCAGTCATGCCGCGCCCGACCGTGCCCATGGCCTGTGTCATGTTCATGGTCGTGCCCTGAACGCGGTTCAGTGCAGAATTTAATCCCGCCGCAGTCTGGTCATCGGCGCGGATGGTCCATACTGCATCACCTGCTTGAATGGCCATGTGCTGTTACCTGTATCGTTGTCGGCCGTGCTGCTTTCCGTGTGCCTTTTCAATCGCCTTGCGCTCTTCTTCGCGACGGCGTATTATGGTCTGCACAAACAACTGGAACTGTTCCTCAGTCCACGTCGTCTCTATTAGATTGAACGGAATACCATACTCACGCATAAGCAGATCATAGACCTTGCTTTCTAGGTGCCCGTCTCGGTTTTTTCTGTCAACGCCGTATTCTGGAAAGGGCGGCTGACCAGCAACGCGACCTCCTGCCACGCCGTGATAATCTCCATGGCCGTGGCGCTATTCCCCTGCGACATTTCCGCGTTCAGCGTGTCATCTATTTTGACCTCGTCGGCGGCAATCGTCGGGAACCAGTCGATCAGGAAATTAAACATTTCCATTAACACGCGGGCGCGATTCTCCGGCTTGAGGCCCAGTTGCTGAATGCGGACCACATCGCCAAACATGAGCCGGTTATCCCGGCGGCTGGGCTGCAGAAACGTGTACTCACGCCCGCAAATCACAGCACGCCGGGACCGGCCCCCGAGTATCGCGGCCTCATTCGCACGAGACTCCGCCGCCATTTCATGGGATTGCTTGTCCATTTAACTGGCTGCCGCGTAATAGGTCTGTACGCGGCCGGTTGGCGCGTCTTCGGTATACGTCCCGGCATGTACGCTGTAATCGTAGTTGTGCACGATTGCGGTAAACTCCGTTTTCATAACGGCATCATCGCCAGGACCGTAGCCGCCGGGCTCGCTGGAGATGCGCAGCAGCACGCGCGGATAAAAGTCGCTGCGTATCCCGTCCACCTCGATCAGCATGGACCTGTATACCACGTCCCGCCCGCGCGTGATTACCGCGCCTTCGGTGGTGGTCGTGCTTTCCAGTTCACAGCAATCTTGCGAGACGTCATACGCGGTAAACGTGACCTCGTCAATACCGTTGTGGCGTACAATAGTTTTGTTGCGCGTCAGACTGCCGGGCGGCAGGATTTCGACGCCCTCGAACAACGGCGACTGTTCAATACTCTCGCTGTCCAGGTTGCAGTCGTCGCCCATGTCTACGCTGCCGATGGTCACCCAGCCCGCCGCCTGCAGCGTGGCTGCGTCATAATTACTACCCAACGCCGGTTCCGTCGGCGGTGCGGTGCCCATCGTTTCATGTATGGAAATTCTGTGTACTACACTTGTTGCCATTACTGTCTCCTTAATTGTCTGTCATGCGTAGCCGCCCAGTTACCCGGTAGGACGGCCATCCGGTATCTATTTCCGGCGGCAATTCCTGCCCGGTCACCTCGCCTATACGCTGAATATGCAGCGCATAACTACGCTCGTTGTTTAAGCACTCAATCACAATCTCGCCCAACACGACGGCATCGGCAATCTTGTTGGACCCGCCATAACAGCGCACCTCAAAGCGCACATCCCTATCCGCGCGCGATTGGTGGTGACGCTCATCTTGCATGGACACCACACAGGCCGCGTCCGTGTTGTCATATCCAGGCGGTAACGCCGTGCGCCACACGTCCGCATCTCCGTCAAGCGCGGTATTCAAAAACGTGCAAAGTCGGTCCAACGTGGTGGTGCCGCCGCTCATTTAATATCCCTTGCCGTCTCTTCAAACGCGGGCCTGAAATACGGACGTGCTGGCATTTTCGATGTACCGATTTCCAGCCAACCGCCATACCCGGACTCAGAAAATACTTTTCCGCTAAGGCCGCTGGATTCCCAGGCTATGCTGTCGCGGTTGTGTCCGCCTTTTATTGGCGCAACCGGCGACCGCTCGCGGCAACCGTCCGCCATGGCGCTACAGAAATCTTTAATTATATCCATGGCTTTCAATTTGGCCGCCAGCCGCACGTTATCGCTTCTGTCAATGATCTGCGTCATGTGGTACTGTTCCCGACCAGTCGTTTCAGATGCAATACATATGCCGAAATACCGCGCCGCGGTTCGCCGATTATGGAATAGTATTCACTTACGGTATCGCCGTCCCGTTGCGTCAGGTGTATCCGGTCATGCCCTCCGATCAGGTTGTCCAGCCCTATGCGGCAGCGGGCGTCCGTTACCGTCGCCGCGCTGCCGTCATAGGATTCGCGGGACATTTTGGAGTTAAAGCCACAATCGATTTCAGCGCCATACGTCCAAGTAATATCAGTCGGGTCGTAGCTGCTGGTAAGCGTCTTCACTCCGATCTTGCACTTGTCGCGCATGGTATCGGCCGCGTCATCGCGCCACGCGTCATATTCAAAATCGTCAAGCATTGCCGGAATTGTCCTTGTCGTCGTCGTCAAACACAGGGTTTGAGAAACGCGGCTTGGCGCGGGATAGCAACCGCTGCGCCAGACGCCGCATCTGGTCCTGCATTTGCGACCGGGCCATAGTCGCCCCGTCTGCGGTCACGTCGTAGCGCGTGACCAGTTTTGCCGCGCGTATTTCCACCACATCAGCAGCGGCGCGATACAGGTCATATGTCGCTGTCCAGTCATCCTCAATGGGCGTATAGCCTGCGCTGTCTTTGACCGGGAACAGTTCAATTATCGCTGTGATCGCGCCGTCGCTGAAATCGGTCACTGTCACGTCGGCAAGTTGCCGGACCCGCGCTACGTCTGTGGCTGATGCGCTCATTAGCTCGCAGCCGGGGTCAATATGGCGAACGGGTAGCGGGTCGCTTCTGTGCTGCTCAGTTGCGTGACCGGATTAGCGATCTGGAAGCCCAGCCGGAATACAAAACGCATGGCGACCATGTCCTGTTGGAACAGGTTATACTGAATGTCGCCGTCGGCATCCTGGACAACGCCCTGGTTCGCCAGCGTCGCGGTAATGTCCTGGCGTACTGAATACACTAGCTGCCTCCAGTCACCGGAAATGAGCAGCGCGCTGGCGGCGTCAATGGCGCCGTTCCTCGCGTAGGTGATCGGTATGCCGCCGAGCGACCCGTCCGTGCCAAGCACCGGCATGCCCGCGCCATAGGTTTCGTTGCCCGAACGCAGCCCGCGCAGTTTACCAGCCAGCGACGGCGCTGCCGCATGGCCGTCCACAATAAAGCCCTGCTGCTCGACAAGCGACATGACGCCATTTTCGCCGAAAATGTCATCATACAAATCCAGGTTGGTGCCTTCGGCGATGGTCGTGCTCGCAGCCGTTGCGCCCGCGACCAGGCTTTTGCTGGTGCCGCCGGAATCGGTGATCCATGTGGCAGGCAGGTTGGTCCCGTGGAATACCGCCGCGTCAATAGCAAGGCCCATGGCCTCCGCAACAAGCGGCTTGATTTCGCCCCAAATGTCGATGTTCACGGCATCAGCCAGCACGTTCTCGCTGATGGGCACAATGACGGCCAACTCCTCGGCGGTAATGGTCTTGCCGACCCACGCGGCTTTGGTGGTCTGTTTCAGCGTGGTGCCGGTCGCCTGAAAATAGGCAATCGGCAAAAGATTCAATACGCTCATACGCGCCGTTGTGGTCGCCATGTTCGGCAGGCGGCGCGCCTTGGTCATTGCAATACTGTTGTTCGTGGCCAACTGAAAAATCTCGTTGACAACGGCCGGTTGCTGCATTGCCGCGCTCAGTTGTGCGGCGGCAATTTCACTGTTGTATACAGCCATTCAAATTATCTCCCGTAACCAGCCGCCCGCCGGAGCAGCGTGTTTATGTCGGGCGGCTGCCCGTTCACGTCGCCCGGCGCGGATGCCGCGCTGGTTTGTTTTCGTTGCGCGAATAGCGACGGGTGCCGTTCGCGGAGTTCGCTCCAGTCAACCCGGTCATCTGATACCAGACCGTATTCACGGGCAACCGCCCATGCCGCCTTGATATCGCTGACATTGTTTTCCAGTGCCTGCTCCGCGAACACGGCGCGCGCGCGCTCATTCGCTAGTTGTGTTTCATACGCCTTCAATTTCTCTTCAGCAGTTTTTTCCCGGTCGGATAGCAGGGTTTTGTACTCGGTTTCTTTTTGTTTCAGCGCCTGCGTCACGCGCCGGTCTGCTTCGCTTGATGCGAATCGTTCCCACTCCTCGCGGGACCAGCCCGCTCGCTCGTCAGTCTGTTGGCTGTCCGCGTCCGTCACGGCCCCGTCAGCGCCCCCGGCAATGGTTGCGCTGGTCGTTGCCGTTACGTCCGGTTTTGCCTTGTCCTGTGCCATACTTGTTTCTCCTCGGTTGTAAAAAAAAAGAGCCCGCCCCCAGGCATTACTGCCGGGGTCGGGCTCTATACTCTGCTAGTATTTTAAGAGTCTGTTTTTTTCAACTGTCGTTTTGTCCGCAGATATTCTATAATCTGTTCGCTCTGCGCTGCAAGCGCTTTTGCCGATTGCCGGATTCCATACATCCGATTAATCAGCGTCTGGCTCTGACTAAAGAGTAACACAGGATCGTCCCCTGTGTCAAGTGTATTTTCGTCTTGCGCCTGTTTTTTGGGTTCGGCCATATTATTCTTCTCCTCTTAGTTCTTTGGTTCGTGCTATTCTTTCGGCTGATCTGCGTTCCGCTATTTCTCGCGGCCGCCCATCTCGAATGTAAGAGACAGAGCACCGGCAGGCCGGGTGTGCTGGCGTGTGATCATGCCCGCTGCGAAATGGATGTTTGATCGGAATTACACCGTCCGCTTCGTTCCCCGAACAGATATCACAGGTGCGCTCATCGCCTTGTATGTACCAGACCTTGTATTCATCACCGCGCGCCTCCGCCTCCAGCGCACGCGCCTCGCTAGTTGCATATCGGCCCTCTGTCTGCGCTATGGTCTTGCGCCGTTCCTGTAACAGGCGCTGGTATTCCTTGTCCAGTAATTTCTTTTGCGCGTCCGGTGACAGGCCGGACTTTTCCAGTTTCTTTTTCAAGTTATCGTAGGTCTTGGCGCGATTGCTGTCAAGTGATTTCACCTCCTGCAATTTGTTGTAAATGTCAAGCGGCCGTTTTCCGTCTATCATTGCCTGCGCTATTGTCTCGCCTATTTTTTTCAGCTCGGCCTTGGTCAAATCCTGCGCCAGCGATTTGGCAGCCGTCTCGGCTAGTCGACGCGCGCGGGATAGGGTCAGTTCAGACACCTTGCCCGTAAAATAGGCGGCATCTCCTGCAACGGTAGCTGAAGCCATGGCCTCCCCGATTTTTTTCACGGCCTCATCAAACATCTCCTCGGCCATGACCTGCGCTTCCAGTTGTTCCGCTTCGCTTAGCACGTTCATTATTCAGCAGCCTCCGGCGGGGCGGCCACGGCACGCTCGACCAGTTTGGACCGGGCGACCACGTCCAGCGCGGCCACGCTTATGGCGTCCAGCGCCTCTTTCATTAGCGGCTCGACTAACCGCGCGTTGGCCGTGCTCATGCGGTCATAGACCTCCTGTAATTGCGCCTCGTCCAAGTCTACTGTGCGCTCGTTGTCCCGGTCAATAAGCATGTTCTCAATCTCAAACCGCCGCCAGCCCTCAAGCCGCAGCTGCGTGGTCAGCGGCAGGCCCGCCTGTACGTTGGTCAACCGCGCCTGCGCCTGCGTTATTGTTAGCGTCGTATGCGGGTCTTTGAATGCACAAGTCACCTCGTCTGCACTGGTAGGACTCCCGTCCAGCGTCAACATGAACGCGCACAAATTTTCCCATTGCTCCGCATGCAGGCGCATGTACCGTTCCACCTTGGCTATCAGCGGCGCTTCCATGGCCTGCAACGCCTCGCCGGACAGTACACCGGCATCCGCGAAATAATGGCGCGGCGTCGCGGTAATGGACCCCATGTAATTGATCTGCGTGTCGATGATGGAAATGTACTGCGCCAAATCCTCCGCGCCCATCTCCATGACGCTTACTGGCTGCTCACCGAGTGCCGCCGGTTCAAGTTGCAACACGCCGCCCGGCTCAAGGTCGCGCCGCACATCGGCCAAGTCTTGGCGCGTAATGGCCGCGCGTATTTTCATGGCCGCGTTCTCGGCGCTGTAGCCCAATGCCGTGTTGACATGGTTGATGCACTTTTGGATGTCCACCACCTGATAGAACTCCGGTTTGATGTGGCGCAAGCTACGCCGAAAATGGAACACGGGCACGCGCGTGTATTCCGTGCGGATCGCGTCACTTGTCTCAATATAGTGCTTTATTGCCGACGCGTCCGCGCCGGATTCCGTGCGGCTCGTGGTGGCCCCCCCGTCAAAGTCCTGCGTCCATACGCGCCCGTCATCCATTAGTTCCCATACTCGCGCATGGTGGCGTCCGCCCCAGACAAAGAACTTTGCCGCCTGCGTAATCTGGTCCGGGTCGGGACCGTTATATAGCGCGACAATGGAACGCGGGTCTTGCACGAACGCGCGCACCTCGCCGTTAAGAACGTCGGGGATCACGAATCCCTCGCCGCAGACGTGCGCGTGTTCATGGACCAGGTCGGCCTTGCTTTGCATGCCGTTCCGGTCCCATATGGCGCCCCACACGCCCGCGCGCGCATCCTCGGACAGGTTGCCCGACGCGTCCGGGTGGTGCGCAAACACGAACCCGTCAATGCCCAATTTGTTTGTAACGGCATTCACTATGGTGGCGCACCAGTTTTGATTGTAAATGGGGTTCCTGTTAAAAAACGTCCGCATCTTGTCAGACAGAAACGATAACTGCACAACACTATCGTAAAAATTAAACGCCTCGTCGTGGGCCGTCTGTTTGTCTGACTTGTATTCCAGCAGCTCGCTGATTAAGGCCATGTTATCTTTTCTCCTTGTTGGTTGAGCAATATTTGACGCTGCGATACGCAACGCCTGAAAATACGTTCCCGGCGCTCTTTCGTCACGCCGGTCAAATGCGCGATATACACGCCGCGCTGAATACATGCCTGCGTATTCCCTGACACATTCAGGTGACCGAAATTCCATTCCCTGCCAAGTTCGTAGTACAGTCCGGGATGTTCGTACAGATTCCAGTTGAGTTGGTGCTGTTCAACGTACGGCCGCGATTCTGTCGGATTGTTGCATGTCAGCACATCGCGCGACTCGCGCCAGCAGACCCATACGCCGCCGTTTATGTAATACCTGATGTCAATGGGATCGTGTTCTTGCCAACTCAGCCCTGCCTTGTCGCACCAATCACGGTAGGACTTTTGGCTATGTGCATCGCGGTCGTTCATGTATGGGATGCGTAGCGAATTGAACGCGCCGAACTTGCCGCGCGGGACCGCCTGCGTAATGTCCGGCGCGTCGTGCCAGGGCCACGCGTCCGCATCCACGAATACCACGCAGTCGTAGTCGCTGAGGTCGTGGTACAGTTCCAGTTTCCACCATGACGGCGACGGCCAGTCCTTGCGCTTGGGCTCGCGTATCACGCGGTAGTCGTAGCCGTGCTTGCGCGCGTATGCCTCGTGGTATGGCCCCGTGAGCGTATACAGCGCCTCGAACGCATCCCCGCTGACTACGGTCGCCATAAGCACACGGCTGGACTGTACAGGCAATATGACGCTTGGTTTTATTTCTGGCATAGCGGTATATTGTTTTGCCATGGACATTTTTTTTTGCCAGGACTCTGGTATCTTTTCCGCGCCGAAATGTAAAATATATGCGACGTCTGGTTGCGCGTCGGGCAGACTGGTAATGCAGTTATAGCGCTGGTCCAGCGGCTGTACGGGTATACCACACTTGCGTATGCGCCAATTTATCCAGGGCTGGTTTTTGACGGTATCGCCGAACCATAAATGTTTTGTGTCAGTTACATCCCACGGCGGCATTGAGAAGAGGTGCAGGTGCTCGTGGTCACATAACATTACACCGGGATTCCACCAGTGCCGGTCCCACGGAACAGTTGCGCCAGCATGCCGGTCTATGGTCCGCTGGAATCCGCGCACGGTGTGCCAAGATCGGATCTCCATCTCGTCCCAGGCGTATACAGCCCCCGGCGGGTACTCATCGAATATATCCGGCGCGTCCGGTAGCGGGTAACAGTCCGCGTCCAGATGAAGCACTCGCTGCGCTTTGACATCGCGCAGCGCCATAAGCCTGTATTTAGGGTGCTGGTATTCGGGCGGGCAGTCCCGCCACACGATTAGTTCCGCGTTGCACCGCTGCGCATATGCCTCGATGGCGGGTAATGTGTGCCGGGTCAGTTCCTCTATCTCCGGCGTTGCAATCACGACAATAGCGCGATCGTAGTCGCATGGCTCTATGGTTGCCGCTTGCGTGTCCCGCAATCGGTTGAATATCACCGCGTGCGAATCCACCCAATGCTCCCAGGTATGGCAGCGTACCATGTCGGCCAGTCGCTGTTTGTCCGCATACAGCGCACGCAACACCGCCTCAAGCGCGGCAGCATCGCCTACGGGATAATCTATGGTCCCCGCCGGGAACAGTTCCGCCCCGCCGACAGTCCGCGGGATAATGACGCGTACTCCGCAGGCCAGCGCCTCATATAAGCACATCGGTCCGCCCTCAACAGTACTGGTCACAAGCACATAGTCCAGTCCCCTATACCAGGTGGGCATATCGGCATCGGGTATCTGCCCGTCTGTACAGCGCAGGTCGACAAACGTCAGCGCGGCAATACGGTCCAGTATCGCCCGGCCCTTGCGCGTGTCCTGATTGTACGGGCCTACCTGAAATTTGCCGCACCAACCAAGTACCATTTTTGGTGTGTACTTTTCATCAACAGGCAGCACGGCCATAGACGCATCAACGCCCATGCTTTGCAGATGCCTCTGATATTGCGGGGCGATACACACAACATGGTCAAGTTTTTGCGCCTTGGTGTAGTCGTCTGCGTCAGGTGCCTTGTGATCAAACAGGCCCACGTCAATAGCCGCCGAGGGCTTCTTAAATCCCGTGCGAAGGTTGACATAGTAGTTTATTGCCGTGTCCGGCGCATTGATAAGCGTGGTGTCACCATAATCAACATCCCGCGCGTTCGGTAATCCTGCAATCAATCCCTTCGCAAGGCGGGCAAGTATCCAGTCCATTTTGTGGTTGTAGATGATGTTGATTTTATCCCGCGTCATCGTATGCGGCCGCTCCATGTGTAGGAGTGCTCTTGCCAGTGGTGGTCTGTTGTGGCGGGCTTAACAATCTCGTTTAATGTTTGGTGCACTCCCGGATAATACTGTTTGTGCTCGGGGTCTTCGTGGTAGTCATGACTCGCCACCCATCCCACGCAATGTGGCAACCATGCGCACCACACCTTCGACAGACGCGCATAATCTTTCACGAGATCAACAAATAGCAGGTCTATCGGCGCGTTCCACCACGCGGCCACCTCAACCGGCCATCCGATTACCTGCGTGACACGCTGTTGCCAGGGCGATATCTGGTCGCGGAATGCGGCGACCACGTCAAATCCGCCGTAGGTAGGATTGTCTACTAGCAAACACCACGGGTCTATCGCCACGAGTCGCGCGGTGTCGGACATCCCGGATAATATTGCGGCGGTTGATTTGCCTTTGTACGATCCGATCTCCACCACCGTCCCGTTGTCCGGCACCTGTTCGCCCAGCCAGTGTAGCCTGTCCACGTCAGCAGGTTTTAACTGCCCATCAAGCGCCTTGATCTGATCCATGCTGATTGTCGGGCGAGTATATATTCCGTTCGTCATTTGTATACCCTCGCTTTCGTTCTTGGCCTGTATTCGTGGTGAGCCCACGTCACCGCCCAGACCAGCGCGTCCAGCCGGTTCGGGCTGACACCCTGCGCCGGTTCCCATTCACACAACTCATCCTCCAAATTATAAAAATTGCCCACATGCCTGACGCGGCCCTGCTCGTAAAGCATGCTAATGGGCTCGGCGCGCGCGCGCTTGTTTTTACTGGCGAACACGCGGCGTAGCGGGACCGTGGCGACCGTCATCAGCGTCTGAGCCACCATCTCACCGCCCTGGTTCGCCTCGTAAACAATCTCGTCGCCATCATGCGCCAGGTACGCGGAAACAGCGCGTTTTGCCCATACTATCGGCGCGCCCTGTACGCTGCTATCGTCCAGTACATAAATCAGACCATCACTGCCGCAGCCCACCGTAACAATGCCGCATTCGTCGCCTGTCGCCGTCGTGGACGGGTCCACGCCCACAATCACCCGCGTCAATTCCACGCCCTTGGGTACCTGCGCCACACGCGAGCGGTCAAGCGTCTCGCGTTTCCACAGCGCGCCCGGATTGTTGTCCAGGATATGCCCCTCCAGTTCCTGACGCCCCAGACGCGTACCCAAATATTGCGCCTTTAATGCCGCCACCGCCGACGGCGACAAATTCGCCTCGTTCTCGAACGTAGTGCCGTGCGTTACCACCACATCATCCCGTTGCATAAGCGTTTTGATCAACTGCGTCGGGCGCGGCGTGGTCGTCACAATCCCGCGCACCTTGCCCGACAGGCGCGCGCCGAATTGCAACTGGTCCCACGCGTCCGGGTATTTCCAACTCGCCAGCTCGTCCGCCCAATACGCCTCGCACTGCGGCCCGCGCAGACTGTCCGGCTCCTCCGCACTGAACGTGGTCGCCACCGCACCGTTAGGCCAAACCAGTTTACGCGTAGACGGCTTCCACACAGGCCGATTCTCCGGCGGGCTGATCGACAGCAGCCCGGATTCGCCCTCTATCATCGTGTCGCGCACATCCGCCGATGTGCGGCCCACTAAATGGAACCGCCCATAACCAAACGCCTGTAATGAACGTATCGCCTCCGCACCCGTGCGCGTCTTGCCCCAGCCGCGCCCCGCCTTAATAAACCAAATATGCCAATCACCCTCCGGCATCAACTGCTCCGGGCGCGCCCACGATTTCCAGTCGAACACCGCCGCGGCCATGCCCAAATATTCCCGGTAGCCCTCAGAATCTATGACGTGCTTTTTGTTAGGTTCCATACGACAATAAATCCCGGTCTATCTCAGACGCCGTCGTCTCAACCGTCATCAGCGCGCGTGCCTTGCGCTCGATCAACTCCTGGTACTTTTTCTTGATCAAATCATAATCGCTCGGCAGCTCTATTTCCAGTTTCTGCGACGCGTCCAGCCCGTTCAACATCGCCCGACGCGTCAGAATCTTTAGCACCAACTCGCCCGCCTTCCGGTCACCCTGCATCGCCAGCGGGTAATACTTCGCCTGCAACTGGTCCAGCGTGTCGTTGTCGCGGGACCGCAGCATCTCAGCCTCGTGCCAGCCCTCCGCGCGTATCTCAGCAAGGTAAGCCTTAATCGTGCGGCATACCTCGCTGCGGTGAATATGCACCCGGTCACTGATCTGCTGCGTCGTCAGCCCGGCATTACGCAGCGCGATAATTTCCGCGTTGCGCTTGAGAATTACTATCCGCTTCGCGTCCGTCTTGGAACTCTTATGGTTGTATACTTTTTGTTCCGGCGCGTCAGTCATTCAGTTTCGGCCTCTATTTCATAGCGGGGGTTGCGGGGCATTTATTAGCCTATTTGATAATGTATTCCGTTGCGTTTTGTAGGGGTATTCAACGATATTATTCGGACCCCAATCACCTCCATGATATAAGGATTCTTTTGTTGTATTCATTTCAGCCAGCGCGCTTAATATGCGATTTTTGGGGTCTTGCGGAAACATTATCTTTACACGGTTAGACCAACCTTTGCCTGTAAAAAACCACTCCTTAAATTTTAGGAAATGTTCATGATATTCATCTGATATTGGAAATATCCCTGTAGGTGTAGCGGGACTGGGCCTCCATGCCGTAAATGACACAGCGAGAACGCCCTTTTGTGTTATCGACTTCCACTCCTGTATTGCTTGTTTTAGTTCTTCCCAGTCTTGTGATGTTTCTGTCGGAAGCCCAGCGATCATAAACCATCTCACGGATCGTCCATTTGCGTTTAGCCATGCGGTACACTTAACAAGATCGGAATGTGAGATTGGCTTTAACATTAATTTACGCAATCGCTCCGAAACACCCTCGACGCCTAGACGCACCTGACGCGCGGCAGGAAGTCCATACCTCTGCATATACTTGAATGAAAAACTGCCATGCTCTACCTTTGGTAAAAGATCATGAAATGAATGCTGTGTAGTATCGTTTGACAAATAATTTATGCGCTTTCCAGCCTTTAATAGTGATTTTGCATCATGAATTAATTTTGTAGGATTCGGATTTTCTGAATACTCATAAGCCCATCCTGTTTGACAAAACATACACTTATTTTTACATCCACGGCCGCACCATAGTCTGTATGCGCCGTCTTCACATTGTATTGGTGGCGCGTCATAAGGAAATGATTGATCTACTGTTACCGCTTGTTTGTCTTTTGTTAAAATGTTTGAAATAGCCTCTGCTTTTTCAATCCCACATGTTGCCATTGTGCTGATAAATTTTTGTCCATCGCCAACACAAACACCATTGCAATGCTCTATAAATATCGTTGGCGTCGTAGAAGCGGAGCCGCCAACATATACACGCTTTGTCTTATGCTCCCTCTTTATCCGTGCAACTAATTTATATTGTTCTGGGGCGACACATGTAATAAAGATGGTATCCGCTAATTCTATGGAGCTTATATCAATCTTGTATTTTAAAAGTTCATACCGTAACCATAACGCCGCCATCCCTTGTGATTCTTGCTTTGTTAGTGGTATACATGCGTCAATGATTGCGACACGCATTTTGTAATACCTGCGTTATGTATTCTTGCACATTATCGGGAACTGTTTTTGCAAATGCTACATACGTTTCATTTGTTATCTTTGCGTGTATTGCTCCAAGCGTAAACATTATTCCGTCTTTTCCGTCACCGTCCATCCGTTCCCACGGCGATGTACCCGCCCTAAAATCTCCATCTCGATCTATTGTATCTACAGGGAAGTCATGTAATCCTAAATCGCCCAGGTCTATATCGCCCAGGTCTATATCGCCCCATTCGTTGGCTAACACGTCCCAGTCCCATTCACCGCTCATTCCGTCCGGCGCGTTATCCACAATCACGAAGCGGCGACGCTGCTCCTCGCTGAACTCTGACGCGTCCAACACCCAGCCCTCCGGGACTTCGCCCTCTTTCTTGGTACCGATTTTCGCACGGAACTCCGGGTCTTTGGTTGCTTCAAGCAATGCGCGGTAACGCATATTGCCGCCGAGGATCACACCGTCCGCGTGGACTATGGGCCGCTTGGACAGGAACTCAGGGTCACGCTTAATGGATGCCAAAAGTTTTTTGTACTGATCATCTCGCAGCACGCGCGGGTTGTCTGGATTCGGCGTTAAGTTTTTAAGATTGAATGTTTTCATTTTAGCTCTGCAAATACAGCACGATTGCGGCCGCGATAATCCCGTAAATAAGCGGCAGCGCGGGTGTCAGGAATCGCCATAACAAAGACTGGTCGCGCGTGTACATCTGCTCCAGCCGGTCCAATCGCGTCACAAGTCCGATATCCCCGTTACCGCGCAAAAGTTTATAAATCGCGTTCATGGTCTGGTCTCCCCGCTCCAGCCGGTGCTCAATATCCGCGTGTAACTTGACACACAACTCATGGTTATATTCCGCCATGCGTTCATCACTCCTCTCTATCGGTGTTATCCGCGCATATTTCAATGTCCCCGCTCACCAGCCCCAAAGGCGCGTTGTCCGTGCTACAGCCCCCCTGCAACTCCCTGATCGACGCCACCGCATCGCGCATTACAACGCCCTCACACTGGCCGCTTTGAACATCATACAGATTCCCGTCCGCGTCCCTGGCCCAGTCATACCCCTCCGCGTGTGCGTCGAGCAGCGTACCGCTAAACGCACGCCACACCCGCTCCCGCCGACGCATGACGGCGATCACGTACACCTCCGCGTAGGGCAAATCTGTCTTGTCCTGATATCCAACTACGCGCGACACCAGCGGCGCCAACGCCGCTATCAGCACCGTCGACAGCGCCAGGGCCACCTCCTCGCCCGCAATCGGCGGCAGGAAATACCCCGCCGCCGCAACCGCAACCGCAACCGGGAACGTCACCCACCACTGACGCCGCGTTGTCTCGCTTGACAGCGCCCCGTGCAGTGCACGCGCACGCGCCAAAATCGCTAGCAGTTTATCCATGATGCGCCCTCCATAGCGTATTATACACGTATGTACCTAAAGAATCTGAGAATACAAAAATCGCGAGACAGGGGACTCCAGGGGGGGGGGGCCAGATTCCTATAGACAGGGGGGGGGCCTGAATTTCAAACAAGTGTTTGAAATGGCGGAGTTGCCGCCAGG